AGAAAATGAATGAAAAACTAGGTGTGCTACTGGTCGATGTGCCAGAGCTGATGTATTTTGACTATAATTACATAATGGGCGTAGAGGAAGATGGCGAAATTAAATTTACTGTCAATGAAACGGACATTTTAGGGGAAGTGGTAAAAGTGGCTTGGAAATGCACCCAAGAAGAAGCGCAGAAATACCCACAATTTCGGTGGGTAGCGTTGGAGGACTTGTTATGATAAGAGTAGTATCGTGTTATGACTGTGATTGGAGGAATGGGTATGAAGAGTGGGAGTTCACTCCCACAGCTTGCCCTGTTTGCGATGGCGATGTAGAGCTTGAGGAGTTTGAGGAGGCGGAGGATCTATGACAATCAGAATTTTAGATGCCTGTTGCGGCAGTCGGATGTTTTGGTTTGATAAAGCCGAGCCTCACACAACTTACATGGATAGGCGCGAAGAAGAATTTGAAATTCACAAAAAGAAAATAAATGTGAAGCCTGATATTGTAGCGGATTTCCGTGATATGCCTTTTGAAGATGAAACATTTAATTTGGTTGTATTTGACCCACCTCATCTTCTGCGGGCTGGACAAAAATCTTTTATGCGTGCTCAATACGGCCAACTTGATTTGCTGACGTGGAGAATTGACTTACAGCAAGGTTTTGAAGAATGCTTTAGGGTACTAAAGACAGGTGGAACACTAATCTTTAAGTGGTCCGATGCACAAGTAAATGTCAAAGAAATCTTGGAATTGGTACCGCATCAGCCACTCTTTGGTCAACAACGTGGGACTACCCACTGGATGACCTTCATGAAATTTTAGGAGGACCTATGACCACAGCAGATAAAATCAAATACATCCTACAAAAGACAGGATGGACGAGAGACCAATTTGCGACCGAGATGAGTGTGACGACTCTATCTGTCTACAAATGGCTAGACGGGCGACCACCGCGACAACGCATGTTGGATAAAATAGACGAGCTGTACGAGCAAGTCAAGCCTTATGAGCATAGGGCGCTAGCTTCAAGAGGGAAAATTCGACTGGTGTACCCGTATTATAGCCATCAGCGACAGCCGTGGGAGAGGAGATAATAGATGATCAACAATGTTGTATTGGTCGGTAGATTGACGAGGGACGTAGAGCTACGTTATACACCGTCTAATCAAGCCGTTGCGACTTTTACTTTGGCGGTTAACCGCAATTTTAAAAATCAATCGACAGGAGAGCGGGAAGCTGACTTTATTAATTGTGTGATGTGGCGTCAGCAGGCCGAAAATCTGGCTAATTGGACCAAGAAAGGTCATCTGATTGCTATTACAGGACGAATCCAGACCAGAAGCTATGAAAATCAGCAAGGGCAGAGGGTCTATGTGACCGAGGTTGTCGCTGAGAGTTTTCAGGTGCTTGAAAAGCGTGATAATAGTGCTAACTATTCCAGTATGGATGAGCAGATGCCACCGAATTTCAGCGGTCAGCCGATGGATATTGATGATGACGGATTGCCGTTTTAGGAGAGTTTGATTGAAGAAGAGGGTACAGATTACACTTACGAAAGATGAGTATGAACATTTGGTTACACTCAGTGAATATTCAGGTTGTTATACATTATCCAGAACATTAAAACATGCATTAGATGTAGAAATTAAAAAACATGAATGTAACGACACTTTAAAAAATTAACTTGAAGATGTTAGGAGGAGAAATGAATACTGAACTAATGAATGAACTAAAAGAACTGCTCGGCTTATTTCCAATGTCATATATAAATGCGAATTTGGAAGTGATACTGATTCCAAAAACAAACACGTATTTTAGTTTGGAAGGAGTACAGTCACGAAGAGACATCATTGCAAAATTATTGATGTGGTGCAGTAGGACAATTGCAAAAGGGCAACCATTTAAAAGTGAGAAACGGAATTGTCTTTTTAGAGAATTTACCAAAAATTTTCTTAATCGTTACCTAGGAACACTTTTTTCAGATGAAGATATGGCTTTGATTTATCAAAGGCTAGGCAATGGAATCAATCCAGAATTGACTTATAGATTTATTGATAGTGGGTTTGATATGGAGGTGTTAGATGAGTTTTAATGGAATTAGATTGTTACCAGATTATGGATGTAAGATTGAAATTGATGTAGTTCAGTTGCTCAAAGAAAATGAGTTCCTGAAAGATGAACTTTACAACCGTGCATACAAAGACATAGAGCGTCAAGAAATTGAAATTGAGACTCTGAAGGACAAATGTGTGGACTTCATGCTTGAAAATGCTGATTATGTCTGGGACGAGATGGCCAGAGAATCTACTAAGAAAAAGGCTAATACGAGAAGATGGAGGGCGAAATGATTACAATTCAGCTTGATGAAGAGTTATTGACAGCACTTGTTTTTGCAGCAGCTCAAAGCTCATGCGGTTTCAATCAAAACACGTTGCAGGAGAATCAGTTGTGGCATTTACATTGTTGTGACTATAATGAGCCAGTCTATAAAGTGGCAAAGCAAATCAACCTTGATGACATTCAAGATGAAAGCTACAGAGCCTATTTTCAAGAAGTAAAGGCTAAAGGTGATAAGTATTATTCGGAGGAAGAAGAGAATCGATGAATGGTTACGAGTTTATGGCCCAGCATCCATTTTTGACCGCATTTATTGTGTGGGTAGCCTGTGCCTATTTCGCAGAGTGCATCAAGTATCTATCTGGTTACAAGGAGCAGAAAGATGAACAAAAGAATCAAGAAAAAGAAAGCTAAGCAGGAAGAGTTGAGAAGACAGAAAGAACTTGAACAGCTGATTCGATGGTTGAATGAAAATGATATTTCGTTTGAACAGATTGCCCAAAATGTCGCTATCTGTTGTGCACAAGTGATTGATGGATTATCCAAAGCAGTCATTACATTTGCAGAGGGAGTAGGAAGGTTGGTAAATTCTATTGATTGTAGCAGAATTGGACACGAAGAAGACGATAGAGAAAGCAGAGAGCACTCTTGAAAAGTACAAAATGTGGCGAAATATTGCTAACGATTTTCAGGAACAAAAGATTACTCAGCAATACACTTTTGAGCCTAGACAAAGTGTTTCAAAACCAAATCAACAAGTTGAGAAATTGGCCCTTAATCATGTCGAGGCAGTTAATGAGCTAGAAGCCATAGAATATTCGGTTTCACATATTTTACAGCCAGAACTAAGATTGATACTGATTTTTAAATACCTCAAACCATATCCAACACCCAGGGAAGAAATCATGAAAAAAATCGGTTATGAGGAAACTCGCTATCATGAATTGCTCAATTTAGCATTGATTTCATTTGCAGAGATTTATCGTAAGGGCATCTTACTAGTTGAAAAACGGAGTTTGGGCGGAGTTTGAGCGAAGTTTGAGCGAAGTTTAAACGGATTAAGACCGCAGGAAATATACAATTTTCAATGCTAAAATAGTAGTATGAGACAACAGGAACTAGGCAGGCATTGACCTGTCTTTTTTATGATTGGAGGTGAGCAAGTGCGGTCTGTTGAACCTATTCGGAACGTTGATGATATCGAACGTATCAAAGATTATCTGAAAGAGAGAAACGAGCGAGATTATATCTTGTTCATGTTTGGGATTTACTCTGGTATTCGGATCAGTGACTTCCTTGGCCTTAAAGTCAAAGATGTTAAAGGGGATAGGGTGTTTGTGGTCGAGAAGAAGACCAAGAAAGCCAAGCCATTTGCCATCAATCCAAAGCTAAGAAAAGCCCTAAATCAATACATAGAAAATAAAGAACTGAAAGATTATGACTTTCTATTTCCAAGTAGAAAACGCGACAAACGTAATGGTGTTCAGTTCGCCCCAATCCAACGGAAGACAGCGTGGGAGATTGTCAAGAAAGCTGGTCAACATATCGGGCTGGAAAACCTTGGTAGTCATTCCATGAGGAAAACATTTGGATATCATTACTATATCCAGACACATGATGTGGTCACATTACAAAAAATATTCAACCACTCAACTCCAACAATAACCCTGATTTACATTGGTTATCAGCAGGATGAATTGGATGAGGCAATACTGACGTTTGACTATTGAATGTAACAAAATAAAAGCATGTTACTTTCATTTTTTTAGAATGCGGTTGAAGTCTTGAAGTATCTAGCTTAGAGTAGATTATAGCGAACGTAACAGAATATAAGATATGTTACTTTCAACAGGCGTTTCAGGAGGTGAAAAATGGCTGAAACTAGACCAGACAGAAGCGGTCCACATCGGGTAGCTTTTGAGAAAAACAAGAGGATAATTCTTAAAACAAGAAACACATGTGGCATCTGCGGAAACCTCGTTGATAAGTCATTAAGCTATCCGCATCCATTAAGCCCTGTGATTGACCATATCATCCCTGTCAATCGCAACGGACATCCGTCAGACATCAACAATCTTCAACTTGCTCATTGGCAATGCAATCGGCAGAAGTCAGATAAACTATTCGCAGACGAGAAGGCAAATGGAACAAAAGTCATAGGAAATCGCAATCTGCCACAAAGTATGAATTGGATGAAGTACCGAGGTTGATAGTAGGGGGGGGTACCACCCTCCCTCCCACCTCGGCAGAGCTTCACGCCGTCACTGTACATTTTTTCTCGCGCCAAAATCGAAAGGAGCACTAAATTGGAATACAAAGGTATTGGATACCTCAGACGAAAGCTAAACGGGGTCAAACCTCGAGTGGAGATGAGGTATAAGCAGTATGCTATGCAGCATACAGACAGCTCGTTTGGAATTACAATCCCACCAAACATTCGTCAGCGGTATCGGTCTGTCTTGGGCTGGTGTGCGAAAGGTGTGGATAGCTTAGCGGACAGATTGGTTTTCCGTGAGTTTGACAATGACCAGTTTCAGGTCAATGAAATTTTTCAACAAAATAATCCAGATGTCTTTTTCGACTCTGTGGTCTTGTCGTCCTTGATAGGTTCGTGTAGTTTTGTTTATCTGTCAAAAGTCGAGGACAAGGTACGACTGCAAGTCATTGAGTCCAGTAACGCGACAGGTATACTTGATCCAATTACAGGGATTTTGACCGAAGGCTATGCGGTCTTGCAACGAGATGATAATGGTAATCCGAAGTTAGAGGCTTATTTTACAGCCGAATGGACTATCTATGTATCGGGAGGAACGTTCACTCCGATTGCCAACCCAACAGGTCGGCCATTGCTTGTTCCCGTGATACATAGACCAGATGCGGTTCGTCCGTTTGGTCGTAGTCGGATAACTCGTGCAGGTATGTACTATCAGTCGTATGCTAAAAGGACCTTGGAACGTGCCGATGTGACGGCGGAGTTCTATTCGTTCCCGCAGAAATATGTTTTGGGTACGAGTCAAGATGCGGAACCGATGGATAAATGGAAAGCGACCGTGACAAGTCTCTTGGAATTTACTAAGGACGACGATGGTGATGTGCCGAGCATTGGACAATTTACAACAGCTAGCATGAGCCCGTTTACAGAGCAGTTGCGGACGGCAGCGGCTGGTTTTGCTGGTGAGATGGGTTTGACTTTGGATGACCTTGGTTTTGTGTCGGACAATCCGTCTTCGGTGGAAGCTATCAAAGCTAGTCACGAAAATTTGCGATTAGCCGGTCGAAAAGCTCAACGTAGCTTGGGTAGTGGCTTGCTGAATGTCGCTTATGTTGCTGCTTGCTTGCGTGACGAATTTGCATATCTCAGAGAACAGTTTGTCAAGACTGTTCCTAAGTGGGAGCCGTTGTTTGAGGCTGATGCTACGACATTAACAATGTTGGGCGACGGAGCTATCAAAATCAATCAGGCTTTGCCAGGTTATATCACAGCAGAGACTATTCGTGATTTGACAGGCATTGTTGGTGACAGCGATGCTAAACCTGTGATTCCAGAGGTGACTGCGGATGGAACGTGATATTTTGCCTGATTTGCTGAGGGAAGTGCAGGACAAGTTTGAAGTTTCCTATGGGAAGAGTGAGGTTGTCCGTCGTGCTTTTGAGGAGTTGAAAGAGAAGAGGGCGTCCTATGTGACGGTCAATGATTTTGCCCTGGAGGTCGGGGATATTCTGTCAGGCGCTCTCAGCTCGTCTGTAACAGGCGATAAGTTGCCAGACGGAAAAATGTATTACAACATAGCTCAGAGACTACTGACGGACACGCTAGGGCATAATTTCGAGCTTGTGAGTGATTATGCTGGTAAAGTTCAGGAGGATTTGAATAGGTCTGCAAATATTGGTTTAAAGGTGCAGGTACCAGAAATCAATCAGGATAGGATTGACGGAATTGTCAATCGCTTGTCGTCCGAAGATGATTTTGACAAGGTTGCTTGGATGTTGAAGGAGCCGATTGTCAATTTCACACAGTCGATTGTGGATGATAGTATCAAGGCGAATGCAGAGTTTCATGCCAAGGCAGGATTGACTCCTAAGGTCGTCAGAAAAGAAAGTGGTAATTGTTGTAAATGGTGTAGGGCTGTTGTTGGAGTTTATAATTATCCAGATGTCCCAAAGGATGTTTGGCGGAGGCATAATCGGTGCAGGTGTACTGTTGATTATCACCCAGGAAACGGCAAAAAACAGAATGCACACTCAAAACGATGGTCTGATCCTTTAAAAAATGCTAAAATAGAGGAAAGGAAAGGCATCGGACTACTTGTTCAAGCTGGCGCAAAGAATTATGTTCGTGACGATTCAAATGACATGCTTTTGCCAAAGGATTTTATTAAAGCCGAAAAACATGCTTATTTAACCTACGACAGGATAAAAAACAGCAATCAAGATTTGGAAAAGCGTAAAATCTATTCGAACATTGGGAAGTTCAAAGAAATGAATGGCTTTTCAAAAGATGATGTTGATAAAGCGTTTGATCATGTGTTTAATAATGTTCATGAGTTGAATTATGGGAAGGGGTTATTTCCCCCAGACATTGACATGGCTCAATCGTGGGAGAGATTGATTTCTGGAAAAAACATCCAACCGCATGATTTAATTTTGCTGAAGCATGAACGCTTAGAACATGATTATATGTATGTGACTAGCAAGTTGGAATATGATACAGCTCACAAAAAAGTTGATGAATTATTTAATTACTCTGAAGCTGTCAATGAATTTAAAAAGAAAGGGTAAGTTTATGTATTTAAGATTTGTTTTGATAGATATTTGTGATGATGGTTTTTATCACTATGAGATTTACCCTGAAAACAAGGAGGAGCATAAGCAAACGCTTGTTTTTAACCCTGAAACGAAAGTGATTCGTGTAAATACATTTGACGATGCGAGCATGAAGTATTTTGGGAAGTTTTTACAAAATTTTAAAGACCAAGACGGGAACTATCGTAAAGAGTTGTCGTTCGGGTGGGGATAAGCATTCGAGATATCGAGTGCTTTTCTTATGCCTAGAAAGGAGGTCGTTATGAGTAACAAGCGTATCAAGAAGAAATGGTCGCGGATTGAGAGATTAGAAAACAAAATCGCTCAATTGACAGTGGAAAATATTTCATTAACTGATGCACTACGAAATCATGCAGATAATATCAGATATTTGGATGACATCGTTAAACGGAATGCACAGGCTACAAATTCAAGATTTGATTATCTTGAAAAGAAAGTAGCTGACAAG